TGCATCAGGTTGAACTGGATAACTGGCGGGCTACCATTGTCAGTAATAACGCCAGTATCAAAAAGTTCCATTGATATGTCTTCGCGAATGGCGAGCATGCTCTGGTCCCACTGGCCCATGATCATGCTGTAGCCGCTGGCGCCCGTATTGAAACTCGTCAGGCCAGCGTTCGAGAAAACGATCGGCTCGCCGTACAGCATGCCCGTGTTCGGCGCGCCCTGGAAGCCGACGTCATCGCCGTAGATCAGCAGACCCTTGGTCGTATCGCGCAGGCCGCGGAGCTTGGCCTTGACCTGGCGGCGAGCCCAGAAGCCAGTGACGTCGAAGCCGTCGGCCTCGACCAGGCCCATGGCGTTGTTGACGTCGTCGAGGTAGTCGACTGTCGAGGTGCCGGCGACCACCAGGTTGCCCGCCGAGTTGGCGGCGGTCACGACTGCGGTCGGGAACGAGGCGGGCGCGTTGGTACCGAAGAAAATCGCGTCATCCAGCGCCACGCCGAAGGCTTCGGTGACTTTGGGCTTGACCTGGGCCCAGAAGTCATAGTCGATGTCGTCGAGCAACGCCTGGGCGATGGGGATGATGACCGCCATCTCCTCGGCGTTCAGGTACACGTTGTCCCAGACCATGGAGGTGGTCTGCTTCATGCCGCGATCGCGCGCATCCAGTGAGGCGCCCGTAAGCCAGTAGGCGATCGGCAACTGGGTGTTGACCGGGATGCGCTGCTGGGCGCGCTTCATGGTCACGTGCGGCATGAGCTGCATGGCCGCGGACTTGACCGCGATGGATTGGACGATCTCGCGTTGAACGTCCTCGGGGATCAACGGGGATGTGCCGGGGGTGACGCGTCCGGCAACTGAGTTGTACGGCGTGAGAGTGTCCTCCTACAGGCTGCGGTGGCGGCTCATGCCCTGGCGGAGGAGGCTGCTGACGGTCTGGTCCCCACCAGAGGCGCCATTGCCGCTACCGATGAATTCGGGTTCGGTGGTTCCACGGCGGAACTCACTCAGGACCTGCTTCCTGAAGGCGCTGTTGGAGCGGAGGCGTTTTTCGGCTTCCTTCGCGCCTTCTTCTTTCCAGTGCTTTTCGAGCGCCTTGAGGCTCTCGCTGACGATCAGCTTGCGACCGTCGAGCCCGACCCCAGCGCCCTCGAGCTTGAGGATGCGCTCGCGCTCGGAGGCTGGCAGCGACTGCACCAGCGGATCGAGCGAGTATTTGTCGTGCTCGGCGCCGATCTGCTGGAAGAGCGTGGTGACCTGCTGGTCGTTGAACGCGTGCTGCTCGGCGGATCGCTCTTCCTCGGCGTATTGCCAGGGGTCCTCGTCGCGCAGTTTGCGCCTTCGATCGGCGTTCGCCTGGGCGAGGCGTTTGGCCTCGCGACGCTGCGTCTCCGCGTCTACCCGCTTCTCGAGCTCCTCCCGCGTCAGTGTGAACGTCTCGGTTGCTGATTCCCGACCGGGTGGCGGCTGACTTCCTTCGGCTGACTCAGCTTCTGCCTCCGGGCGGCCGCGCCACAGGCGACGCCACCACGGCGGAGTCTGCGTTGTCTCGTCAGGTGAATCAGACGCGGCCTCAGTCTGGCTAGCACTCGGCGCGACCTGTTCGTCGGACGGAGATGGATCTGTTGGCTGCATCATAACTTCCTAAAAAGACGGTTGGTAGGGACCCGGCGTGTAGTTCCAGGGTGAGATGCCGCCGGTGTAGGCCGTCGCCGCACCATAGTTCTGGCCCGGCACAGCATTCATGGGCATGAGTGGCGGTGGAGTCTGTCCCGAATAAGGCATCGGCTGCGGTTGGGGCGCTGGCTGGCCAGTTGGCTGCGGCATCGGCTGTAACTGCGGAGCTGGTGCCTGAAACCGGTAGTTCGTTGGACTGAGCGCGCCTGTGATGTCCATGCCCTGCGCCGTCGCCAGACCCGTCGGGTTCGGCTGGCCGGTGGCGAGCTGCGCCGCGGTCGGGCTGATGTGCGCCAGCGCCTGCGCCGTCGCCTGCTCGTAGATCTTGTTGTAGTCCGGCATCGGCGTGACGAAGGCCTTGTTGAACTGCTCTGCGCTCGGCGCGTTGGCCATGTTGCCCGACTGGATGCCGCGCAGCGCGGTGTTCATGAAGTCGCCGTAGCCTGGCCCGACACGCGTCTCGCCGGCGATGGCGCGCGTGACCTCGGTGCCCGCGTTCTGAGCGACCTGCAGGTTCTGCCGCGCCAGGTCCTGCTGCTGCTTCTGCTGCGCCTGCTGGATCTGGACTTTGGCCGGCTCGACGTTGGTGCTCCACCAGGAATCGAAGTCCCTCTGGGCCTGGTCGACGGTGTAGCCGCCGCTACCGATCTTGCCCTGCAACTCGGCGAGCTTGGAGTTGGCCTGAGATGACAGTTGCGCGACTCGCTGCGCCGGATCGGTGGGCTGGTAGTTCGGGTTGGGAACGTTCTGCAGTTCCCCGCCGGGCATGCGCTGGACGAGATTCGGTACGTCCGTCCCGGTCGCCACCATCGTCGGCTGCGCGGCGGGCGTGCCGGCCATCGGCGTGGCCGGGATGCTGGTGTCGACGTCGTAGTTGCTATCGTCGCCACCCCGATACGTGACGTGGTAGACGTAGCCGCCGATGACCTTGGTGCCGGGCTCGCCGGCCTTGTGCAACGCTGCCCCCTGAGCGCGCGACTGCTTGGCCGCATCGGTGTACGGCACCGGGTCGAAGGTCGTGTCGGGGTCGAAACCCTGGCCGCCGCCGCGCGACACCTGGCGGTAGATAAAGCCGTCCGGTCCCAGAATGAACTGCGTCGCGCCCGCCGGCGGGTTGGGATCCGGCACACCCTTGGCCGGCTCGTAGCTGCCGTCCGCCTTCTGGACGTAGACCGTGCCCTGCTGGGTGATCGAGCCCGGACCGGTCGGCTTTGCCGCGGTCGTCGGCATGCCCGGCATCGGCTTGAGCACCTTGTCGGCCGGGTCCACGCCGTACCAGACCTTCGAGCCGTCGGGTTGGTCGATCTGGCGCGGGTCGCCCCAGGCTTCCTTGTCCTTGGGGATGACCGGCATGGAATCGATCTGCTTCGGCTTGCCGTCGGCCGGATCGACGCCATACCAGACCGTGTTGCCCTGGGCATCCTTCCCGGTGGTGATGTTCGTCCAGCCCTTCGGCAACTGGGGTGCGCCCGGCACCGGCTCGAAGGTGCCGGTGGCGTTGTTGGTGCCCCACAGCGTGCCGCCGATTTGCATCATGCCGCTGTGGCCGAGCTTGTTGGGGTCGGCCTTCTGCTGGTCGATGATGTCGTTGAGCTGGAAGCCCCAGCCCTGACCGGTGCCCGGATCGCTGGCGGTATAGACGCCCGGCTTCGACGGATCCTCCCAGACCTTGGCGAACTTGAGCGTCTTGATCTCGTTGGAGGTCGGATTGCGGATGTTGATGACGTACGAGTTCTTCGGGGTGTCGATGGTCGCCGCGACGGCCGGATCCGGATTCGTCGGGTCGTAGAGCGGGTTGGCCTTGCTGTCGACTTCCTGGATTGGCGTCACGCCGGTGACCGTCCAGCCGTTGTAGCCGTTGTCGCGCAGCATGTCGTTCATCGCCCACAGGTCGTAGCCGGCTGCCCCGGGCGCGGGACGCTGCATACCTGCTGGGCTCGTTGCGGCCGTCACCGGCGCGGTACGCGGCTGGACGTTGCCTGAGAGCTGGCCTGCCGCTCGAGGCGTGACACCCGAAGGTCCGCCGCCGGATGGCTGCGCCGGTGGGCCAGGGGTATACGTCCCGCCGGGCAGGCCCGGCATAGGCATGCCACCAGCACCGGGCGTCGCGGCTGGCGCTGCGGCCGCGGTGGCAGGAGCGGCGTTGGTCGCGGGCGGAGCGGCCGGGTAGCCGGCGGCCTGTCCGCCGATGACCTGCCCGGTGCGGTCGTTGACCAGGATGCGCGTGCCGTCCGGCAGCGTCTTGTAGCTATATCCGGGGGGCAGGGTGACGTCGACCATGGAGTTCTCCTATGCCGCCGCTTGGCGCGCCTGCTGGACGCGAGCGGTTCGTTCGGACGCGGGAATGCTGCGCAGCACCTCATTCTGGGCTCGCTGTCGCGCAATACCCGTGACGTACTGCACCAGCCGCTCGCGCGTGCGCTGGTTGCCACGCTGCCACATACTGGTGCGAAACGCCCGCTGCAGCGAGTCGTCGATGTAACGGTTCGTCGACTCCTGGAGCCGCGCTTGCTCGTCGCGCAGCAGCGGCAGCGTGCCGATCTTGCCGCTGACCGGCGAAGGCTGCCACTCGACGCCACCGCTTCTGAGCGTGCGGATGGCCGAGGGCGTGAGTTTCTCGGCGACGGCGTTCTCGAGCAGTTGGCCACCGGTGCCGCGCACGAAGCGACTCGCCAGGCTACCGATGACCGGCAACTCTGAGGGTGCGCCGGGCGTGCGTGCGGCGCGACCGGTCGCGGCATCGACGGTGTTCAGGAAGGTAGAGCCGAGTCCGTTGCCCACGTCGCGAATCGCGAAATCGACCTGCGACGGGTGGATGCGGTCCGCCTCGTGCCCGGGGATGGCGTTGACCGCGCGCTCGAGGATCGGCGCTAACGCGTGACCCAGGTTCGAGGCGTTGGCGTCGCTGTACTGGTTGGCGATCGTGCTGCCGCGGAACAGGTCGCGGTTGAGGGCAAGCTGCGCGATCGTGCCGGGACCTGAGGGCACCATGCCGTAGATCGCGCCCTCTGCCGATCCGGAGGATCCGAGGGGCAGCAGATTCTGGGCAGCGGCGCCCGCCAGATCCGAGGCGGACATCGGCGTGCCGCGGCCCGACATGCGCTTGTAGGCTTCCCGTCCGGCGATAACAAACGGCATGAACTCCTGCGGAATGGGCAGGAAGATCTTCTGCGGCACGCGGTTCCCCTGCGCGTCGCGCGGCTGCTCGCCCGGCAGCATGATGCTGATGCCCATGTTCTTGAGATAACTGGGCTCGTCCTCGTAGTCGCGCGCTCGCTGCGGGTCGGAGTAGTTGTAGGACTCCGTGGCCGCCGCGGGAGCGCCCAACAACGTCAGCCCGGCCGCGAGCGCACCCTTCGGGTTATCCCTGAGCAAGCGTCCCAACTGCGCGGTGCCCTGCACGCCAGCGTTGAAGAATGGCACGTAACGGTTGATCTCGCGCGTGAGCGTGCCGGCCTTGTTGAAGTCGACCGACGCGTCTCTCGCGCGCATGGCCGCCTGGAGCGGCGACTCGCCCCTGGCAAGGGCCACCTGCTGGCTGGCGACGCGCGGCACCATCTCGAGCCGATCGCCGAGCGCCTTGCTCCAGCCGAAGCCGGCCACGTCGCCGAGCAGTTGTTTCAGATCCGCGGCATTGCGCACCGTGAACGCGTTGCCCCGCGTCAGCCGGCGTAGCGCCTCGTCGGCGTTCGCCAACTGGCTACCGCCACCACCAAACCAACCGCCACCACGCAGGCCACCTCCCTGTTGGAAGAGCTCACGCGCCTGCTCGCCGGTCATGCGTCCGCTGCCGAGCCCTTCCATGACGTCGCCGAACGCGCTCAGATACGCGCGCATGGCGCTCGGCCCGAGGCCCAGATTCTGGCCCAGGCCCAGGCGCGTGCCCATGCCCAACGCGAGAGCGGCGCCGATCTTCTGACCGCGATTGGGGTCGTCATCCGAGGTCGTCGCCGCGGTGAGCGCGGCCGGCCCCAGGTTGATGGCCATACCCGGGATGCCACGGTAGCCGCTCTGTGCCGTCTGACGAAGGGCGTAGGCCATGGCGTCGCGCGCCAGGTTGACCGGCAAAAACAGCGGGTTGCGCTGCACCGCCGTCTCGCGAACGATGTGCGCCGGCGCTTGCAGGATCTTCGCCAGCGTCGAGGTTTCGCCGCCGGCGCTCTTGACCATCTCGCGAATCAGCCCGTTGCTGGTCACGAACTGCTGCTTGCGGCCATCGATCATGGCGCTGATCTTGACCTCGCCCTTGCCGGGCTTGGGCTTGTAGTCCGGGTGCAGCAACGGACCCTCAGCGCCGCCACGGTCAACGTACTCCTTGACTGAGGACGCGATGCGCTGCAGCTCGCCGCCCTCGCCGCCCTGCGCATCGACGAGTGCATTGACCAGGCGGTTCTTGGCGACGCTCTTGTAGTGCGTGTCGGCTTCCTTGATGAGTGCCGCGACGTGGTTCTGGTGCTCGAGGGCGGAGCCTTCGGGCGTATAGCTGCGCAGTCCGGCGTCATTGACATTAAAGCGACTCCCGCGCTGCAATCCGCCAGCCTCGTCGTTGATGTAGTCGAGCATGCGCGTCGGAGTGTGAAAGTCGTAGGTATTGAGCAGGTCGTCCATGGTCTGCTGGTCGATCAGGCCACCGTCGACGCGCTCCTGCAGCATCTGCTTGCGGAAATCCTGAATCGCCTGCAGCCCGTTCTGCATCTTCTGCCAGGTTTCGGGATCGTCGGCGTACTTGTTCCTCAGGTCCTCGATCTGCTGCATGACCTCCGGATAGTGGATGGCCTGACCTTCCGGGCCGCGGAACTCGCGTCCGGTGAGTTGCGCCCAGCCCTGCGCGCGGGCGTACTCGGGCAGGTCGGCCGTCGCCTGGTCGACGTCGCGCTGCGCCTTGTTTACCTTTATATACGCGCGCGCGAGGTCGTCCGTCAGTCCCTGCTGGCCACGATCCTTCGCAGCCTGGAGGCGATCGAGGTTCTGCTGCTCGTAGCGCAGCCTGACTCGGGCAGCCGCGAGCTCGGGCGTGACCGCCGGCCGCGGTGCTTCGCGAGCGGCCTGAGCGGCAGTCGCGGCGCGCTCGCCGACCGCTGCCTCCCGCGTGGCGACGTTTTCGCCCATGGCGTGGCGCAGTCGCGTGACGCGGTCCTCGGCGTAGCCCACCTGGCGCGCCATGCTGGCCAGGCGTCGCTCGTAGGTGGCGCGCTCGACGTTGCTCACGCCGGTCGGCTGGATGGGCACGCGCGGCTCGCGCGCCATCATGCGATCGAACGCGGCATTCGCCCGGCGCGCGTCGCTCTCGGCGATGATCAGGTCGCGCTGCTCTGGACGCCGCACGAGCTCGCCCTGTGGCCCGCGCAGGGTTTGCTCGTGGGCGTGGGCCGCCGCCGCGTCGCGCGCGGTCTCGAGCGCGTCGTCGACCGCGGCCTGCGCGTTGCGCACGCGCTGACCGGCAGCGTTGAGTGAGATCGATTCGCGCGTGCGATGCACCCCCAGGTCGATGGCGCGCTGGTCGGCGAGCGCCTGGGCGTGAGCATTTTGCGCCTGATCGAGAATCGAGTTGGCTTCGTCGAGGCGCTGCTGGGTGCGCGTGGCGATGCCGCCCTCGAGCGCCTGCTGCTCGGCACGCTTCGCCAATCCCTCGGCGGCAGACTGGTTGGTGCGGTTTTCGACCAGGTTGTAGAAGTCCGGCAGCGCCGAGGTCGGGATATCCCTGAGCGCGGGACCGATGGCCTGATCGACAGAGGTCTCGGCCTGGTGGGTGGGGTCGAAGCGCGCCAGCAAACCGACGCGTTCTGAATCGGTGAGGGGTCGGCCGAGGCGCCGCTGCAGATCCTGCTCGATGTGGTCGAGATCGACGTTACTGTTGACAAACAGTCGGACGAAGTTGTCCCAGGCACCGGCCGCGCCGCCGCGGCTGAGCCCATTCGCCGCACTTGCCTGGCCGTCGCGCACGATCTGCTGCACCGGACTGGTGCTGCCGACGTTGCTGCCGAGGATCTCGCCGATGACGTCAGCGGCACGCTCGCCCACCGGCGTGCCAAACAGATCTTCGGTCGCGCCGCGCGCCATGCCGGCTACCCGCTCGGCCCCAAACACGTCCTCGAGTGCGGATACGGCGCGTTGTCCGCCGCGACCGAGCACGTCCTCGGCACCGCCGAGCAGACGCGCCAGGGGATCGATCAGGTCCGGGATGTCCAGGCGTGGGTCGGCGCCGAGCCGCGGATCGTAGATGCCGAGGCCACCAGGTCCGGGACTGGGGCGCGGCAGGTTCAAGGCGTTCTCGCCGCCTCTGGTGATCGCCTCGCGGATGGCGTCGGCGATCGACATGTTCTTCGTGTCGGGCGGCAGCAGGTCCGGTGCGCCGACGAGCTGGCCGAGCTTCATGCCGCCCGGTAACGTCTGGAGTTGCTCGATCATCTGGCGCGCGCGCGTACCGACATCGGCCTGGCCTTCGACAGCCTCCGGCTGCTGGTTCTGGTCCTGTTGATCCTGCGGCTGGCGCGGTCCGGCGGGCGGGCCTCCGCCGAGACCGACGGCCGACAGCGCACTGGTAATGGCGTTGCCAACGAGGTTGCCGAGGTTGTCGAGCGGGCTGGCGGGTGCCGTGTCCGGTAGTTGTGGGGCTTCCGCTGCTTTCGGCAGGCTGGCGATCTCGACGGCGCGGTTGAGCTGCTGCACGCCGGGATCGTTCGACGCGGGCAGGCGCGAGGCGCCGAACGTGGGCGCGCGCAGGCTGCTGAACAAATTGGTCGCCTGCTGCTTGACCTGGTCCAGCGCGGTCTGGGGCGTGGTCGACGACGACGGCGCGGCCACGGTCGGATTGTTGGCCAGCAGCGCGCCCTGCACCGTGCCCATCAGATTCTGCATCTGGTTCGCGGTCATCCACTCGGCGCCGCCCTTGAGGTCCAGACCCGAGCGTCCGACGTGGAACTGCTGGGTGGCCGGGTTGTAGCCGTCGGCGTAGAAGTAGTGGCCGGGCGTGGAGATGGTCACCGGGTTGCCACTCTGCGCCTCGGTGGCCATGGCCTGCACGTCGGGACCGATGAGCTTTGTCGGGATGCCCATCCGCTCGAGCAGTTTCTGCTCGCTGGCGATACCGGCCATGCCGCTCTGGGCGGTCCAGCCGACCTCTTTGGCCATGTCGACAGCCTCGCGCAGCGTCGGGTTGCGGCCGTAGGCCTGGGCGAAGCGGACCGCGGCGGCCGGTCCGCAGGCTGCGTAGGCCTCGTCCGCGGTGAGCTCGCGATCGCCGAACTGGCTCGTCGACAGCGCCGTCGATGCGGCTTTATCCAGCCCCGTCGTCTGACCTGCTCCAGGAGGAAGGGCTGAGCCAGACGGCGGGGCGGCTTGCTGGGCCGGCTTGCCCGCGTTGCCGAGGATCGTGGTGACGTAGGACTGCGTTTCCTTGTAGGGCGGCACGCCACCGTACTGGGCGACCGCGCCGGGACCGGCGTTGTAGGCGGCGAGCACCTTGGTCCAGTCGCCGCCGTACTGCTGGAGATGCTGCGCGTCCATCTTCGCCGCGGCATCCAACGCGGCGTAGGGATCAGTCGGATCCAGATTGAGGCCGGCGGCCGTGGCGGGCATGAACTGGGCGATGCCGATGGCGCCGGCTGGGCTCTGCAGTGGTTTGCCGGACGATTGGAATGGCTGAAAACCGGACTCCTGCTGGATCTGGGCGACGAAGATGTCCGGGTCGATGCCCGCGTTGGTGGCTGCCTGACGGGCGTAAGCGCGCAGGTCGCCGCCCACCGGCACGCTGCCTGACGGCATCGGCAGCGAGGTGTCCTCGGCACCGGGCACTTGCGGAACCTGCGGCACGCCGGGTACCTGTGGGATCTGGGGCACGCCCGGCACCTGGGGCACCTGCGTCCCGCCGGGCTGCACGCGCGGGCGCACCGGCTGACCGAGGGCCGGTTCCGGCGCCTGGGGCGTGATGGTCGTCGTCGGCAACTGCGTCGGCGGCAGGCCGATGGGTGGCGGGGGTGCCGGTGCTGGCAGTGGGGCGGGAGCCGGCCGCGGCACGGGCACGCCAATCGGCAGTTGCGGCATCTGCGGGATCTGGGGCGACGGCAGGGGGATCTGGGTCGGCAGTAGCGGCAGGGCGCTGGTCGAGGCGAACTCGCGCGGCTGCTCGTAGCCGGCCATACCCAGCCCGGCGATGCGCGCCATGTTGTTGGTGCCGAAGGTGAAGCGGTCGATGCGCGTCTGGTTGGACTGCCCGAACTGGTCCGCCTGGTACGAGTTGTAGGCGTCCTCCGGCACGTCCGGCAGCGACGGCATGCCCATCAGTACAATTCACCCCACACGTTGCCCCCGCGTCGTTGGACCGACCGGGGGCGCGACACCACGGAGGAATGAGCTCCATGATGTATCGACAGCATAGGCTTTGTAGCTGCGGTTGCGGTGAGCTGCTGGATCCCTGGGATCAGCATGGACACCGTTGGCGACGTTTTGCGGCTGGACACAACAGTCGTCAGCGAGGACACTGGCGATTCAGGGAACGCACCTGTCCAACGTGCGGGACAGTGTTTGTTCGCAAAACTTCCGACGATCAGCGGTTCTGTAGTCGGCCGTGTATCGATTGGGACAGACGTGGCCGAGCGCCCAAGTTGAGCACGTTCTGGAAATACGTGGATGTCGTTCTTGAGGGCGATGACTGCTGGGAATGGAAGGGATTCCGTCGTAAAAACGGCTACGGCGTTACGACCGGGGATGGGAATCAAACCACAAAGCGCACGCAGATGGGTGCTCACCGACGGTCCTGGATCCTGACGAATGGCCCCATCCCGCGCGGATTGTTCGTCTGCCATCGTTGCGACAACCCGCCTTGTGTCCGTCCAGATCATCTGTTTTTAGGAACGCACATCGACAACATGACCGATATGCACGCCAAAGGTCGCGAAGCACGAGGGGAGCGCGCAGGCATCCGGCGGTTGAAGGCTCAGAACCGGCTGTACCTGCATATCATCGCCTACCTTATTGCAAACGGAATTGCCCAATAGCAGGAGTAGTGGTTGCGTACTTAGGAAGCGACTGTTGGAAGAGGTTTTTCGCGTCGTCTTGCGTATAACCCTGGGATTCCCAGACCCCTAATAGCATTTGCTGTTGCGAAGGTGCGAGATTATTCCAGGTCTGTGGAGCCATTTGGTTTGGCGCGACCAGGCTATTTTGCGCATTTTGTAGGTCTTGTTGGCTTTGTTGGACCGTGCCTCCACCAGTAACCTGATTAACAAAGCCCGGTAGCGTCACTGCCTGAGGCTGGGTACCGGTGGTAGCTCCACCGCCCGGGATGTACTGACCAGCCGCTGCGCGAACAAGGTCGCTCATGCCTCCCGGCGTGGCTCCCAAAACTTGCTGATACTTCGCATAATCCGCGGGTCCCCTGAGTCTCGAGAGCAGATCGAGGTAGCCCTGCGCGGTTTGCTGCTGCAGTTGCTGGTTGAGCCTGGCCTCCTGGGTGCTTCTCAGCCACTGGGTGTAGTTCTGCTCCTGCTGGGCCATCGTCTGCTGGCCGGCGGTCGGCGCGCCATACGCTCCGTAGAGCGCTTGCATCTGCAGCGTCGGCGCGTTCTGGTTGGGGATTGGCACGCCCGCGTTGACGAGCGCCTGGTTGGTGCCCTGCGCCCAGGCCTGAGCGGCTCTGGTGCGGTCGTTCTGGTTGTACTGCAGCCAGAAGGCCTGCTGATCGCCGGGCAGCTGGTCGAACGTGCCGCCGCCGATGGTCTCGCCGCGGGCGTTGTAGGCGGCCAGCGTCTGGGTCGGGTCGGTATAAAAACCGGTGAGCTGGCCCGCGTTGTAGGCGGCGGCTTGCTGCTGCTTCTGGTAGTCGAGCGTAGGCGTCGATGGACCGGTCGGCGGACCCATGGCCAGGCGTTGCAGCGTGTTCCAGTCGACCGGCTGGGCGCCGGCCATGAGCGCCTGAGCGTTGGTGCCGCGTTGGGCGGCCGTCTGGGCGAGGCCCTCAGCGCTGGTCATCTGCACGGAGCCGTCGGTATTGACGATGCCGTACGCCGGACCGAGACCTGGGGTGGTCGAGGGTGCGGTCAGGATGGTGCCCGGCGTGTACTGGCTGGCGACGGGCTGGGCGAAGTAGCCGGTCTGCCCGGCGATGGTGGCCTGATTGGCGAGCTGCTGGTTGGCGAGCGTCTGCCACTGACTGATGGCCGACTGGGTGGGCGTGCCGGCGGGCGGCTGGGTGGGGCCGCCGGGGCCGAAGGTGTACCAGTTGCCGCCGGGCGCGTAGCCGTACTGCGTGCCGAGGTTGCCCGCCTGGGTGAGCGCGGCCTGCGCCTTGTCGAAGGCCAGGCGGTCCGAGTCGCCCTGCAGTTTGGCCTGGTTGTAGGTGTTCTGGGCGATGGCCGACAGCATGCTCGCCGAGGCATTCACCGCCTGCGGATTCAGCGTCTGGGTCTGAGAGACGACGGAGTTCCAGTCGATCGACATCTAGCCAGTCCTCCTGGGAATGCCCTGCCACTGGCTGACGTGGGCCGGGCGCGAGCCGTACCAGGTCGGGTACCAGCCGCGCTCGAGCGCCTTGTCGAGAGCGAAGTCGACGCTCGCGCGCCAGGCCGCGGGATCACCCGGCTGGTAGCCGGTGGCTTGTGTGAACTCGGTGCCCAGGCCGGGCACGTTGCCGTACTGCTGATAGCCGGGCCCGCCGTAGTGGAGTTGGAAGGGCCACCAGCTCGAGCCCGTGGGGAAGGTCCCGCGCACTGCGGGGTCGGTGAAGGCGGGCTGGTTCGGGTTGCGCGGATCGCGGCCGCCCTCGAACCAGGCCACGGACATGGCCACCTCGGGGTCGATACCGCGGGCGCGCGCGGCCTGGTCGATGTAGGTCTGGATCTCGCCGGGCTGGGGATGCGCCGGATCAACCCGATTGGGGGTACCGGTGAAGTAGTTGGGCTGCTGGTACTGGTAGTCGGCGAGCGGCACCACCGCTTCGGGTCCGGCCTCGCCGATCAGCGCCAGGGTCGGCTGGGTGACCACGCCGCCCTGGGCCATGGGTCGCACGATAGGTGTGATGTTGGGAGCCGGCGCGGTCATCGTGCCGCGCGGCAGGAACGGCACCGGCACCGGGGAGGGTGGCGGTGCCGGCGCCGTCTGCGTGCTCGGCGGGCCGCCCATGCCTGGCGGGGTCGGTAGCCTGAGGTTCGGGTAGGCCTTGAGCACGGCCTTGTAGACCTGGGTGAAGCCGAGCGGGCCCAGTCGCTGGATCTGCGCTTCGCGGCCCTGCAGATTGGGCGTGCCGTCGGGGTTGAACAAACTGTCGCGGTAATACTGCAGTTTCTGCTCTTCGCTGAGTGGCGCCGCGCCGGGGGCGAGCCCGCCGGGCGCCATGGCCAGCGCGATCTTGGTCGAGGTCGAGTCGATCCATAGCGCGAGGTCGTCGGCGACGCTATCTATTAAGGAAGGAGAACTGCGACCCCGCGGCGAGGTGCTAGTCGACCTTGGCACGTCCGGGGTGGTATCCGGGTAGGCGGGCTGCATCTAGCGACCTCCCGGCACGATGGGCAGCATGTTGGGTGGCGGGTTGGGCACGACACCTGCGCCGGGGATGCCACCCGGCGGCATCGCGCCACCCGGACTGGGTGGGGGTGGCGCGATGGGCAGCCCCGCACCGGGAGATGGCACCGGATTGGGAGGCATGCCGCCAGCACCCCCCGAGGGTGGGGTACCGGGTGTCCCGGGCACATTCGTCGGCGGGCCGCCGGGCGCGCCGCCCATCATCTCCTGGATGCTGGGCATGCCGGGCGCGTTCATCTTCTGCGCCTGCAGGGTGCCGAGCTTCTGGGCGATCTGGTCGAACAGCATCTGCTGGATCTCGGGCCGCTGCTTGGTGTCGTGCAGCAACCAGCTCTTTTCGACTTCGTCGGGATTGCTGCCCGCGTCGGTCACGGCGTCCTCGTACGAGATCAGTTTGAGCTGCATCTTCTCGCCGATGGCGCGGATCTCGATGATCTCGTTCGACGGCGTCGACGGACTCAGTCGGACGGTATACCTGTGAACCCCGTCCAGGTCGTCCGGCCCGAGCTTGAGCCACGAGCCCTTCAATTGTCCCGAGCCGACCTTGGCGCCCGGCCTGGAGACCTGCTCGCCCCAGGCGTACACGTTCTCGGCGATGCAGTTTTCGATCAACCAGCTTTCAAAACCGGTGCGCTCGGCGAGCGCCACCTCGGCGTTGCTGACGATCGGGTTAAAGGCTAAACCTGCCAGATAGGCGGCCTGGTTCAAGGCATACCCGCTCTGATCGCCGCCCACCGCGCCGCTGAACGCCGCGGGCATGGCGCGCTCGATGAGGGCCTGGATGTTGGTGATCAACTTGCCCGCGTCGGCGCCCGACTGCGGCTGATCCACGGGTGAGACATCAAACGGGTACAGCTTGCCCGGCTCGATCTTCTGTCCCGCGGCCGCCTCCCTGCCGTCGAGGCCGTACGGCGGCTGCGCCAGCCCGGGGATGGTGCCCGGCGGCTGGGTCTGCTTCCACGTCGGGAATCCGGTGAGATAGGCCGCGTTGCCCTGCACAGTCAGCAGGCTGTCCAGTAACCGAAACAGTTGCAGGTAGCCGTACAGCACGCTCAGCCCGGCGTGCTCCGGCAATCTGCTCCCCGTGGTGATCCCCAGCGCGTGGAAATATGGACCGCGCAGGGTGTGCAAATACGGGTCGCCGTAGTGGTGGCGGGTGACCTTGCACAGCGTCGCCTTGCTGGTGCCTTTGGCGCGCTGGTTGGGTCCCTGCAGGCAGATGACCTGCACCTGGTCGTCCCACGCCTCCAAACACCGCAGGCTCTGGCTGCCCGCGCTCTTCATCACGCGGCTCCACTCGGCCCTGGCCAGGCCGGCGGCGCGCGGGTCATACCCCGACCACGTGTCCGGTCCGACCACGTTGCCGCTCGCATCCAGCCCCGCGCCGAAGCGCTCGAGGGCCTCCAGATACGGCAGCTCCTTGATCTCGACCACCGAGGTCAGCCCGTTTTCGTTCATCGTGTAATAAAAAGTCTCGGGCGGCACGTCCGTGGTGGCGATGGGGTACGGCAAACTCAATTTGAGGTGCTCGGTGTGCTTGTCGTAGGCCAGGTCCTGGGCGTGCTGGTCGAGCTCGCCATCCTCGAGTTCCTTCTGATACTCGCTCGCCTTGGAGCCATAATCGGCCCAGGCGACGCTGCTTCGCTCGCAGGTCTTCAAAATGGCCTCGCCCTTGACGGCGAGCGCCCACATGAACACGCGGAACAACTGCCTGCGCGATTCCTGCTCCTGCCTGGTCCAACTGGCCTCGAAAAAGCGTTCCCGTCTGGTCGAATTCTCCTGATACACGTCGCCGAAGCCAATCGGACGAAAGCCAATCTGCGGTCCGTTCACGCTCAGCGCCGCGGCGATATTCTGGGCGATGTGCAGCGCCAGTGGCGCCCTGACCTCGACGGCGGTCTTGCGGTACGCCTCCGGGATTTCGATCGGGAACTCCTGGAACAGCGTCGCGTCGATATCCTTATATAAGGTGTCGCGATCCGCGAAATCGCGTTGCAACTGGTCGGCGAGCTCGACGGTGGCCCTTTCCATGGCCTCGACGTCCTTCGGAGAGGTGATCTCCTCAGGATCTTTGGCCAGGGTGGCCATTTTTTCCTAAGCCCTCCGCCAGGTCGGATGGTGCTCAAATCCGGCGCAGCCCACAAAAAAGCGCCACAGCCAGACGCTGCGACGGCTGAACCACCACTGCCGGCCCCGATACACGCGATTCATCCTCGCCTCGCTAAACTACATGCATAATGCTGACTCCTGAGTGGAAACTGGCGGTCAATCGACGCTTTGCTGCGCGCCAGCAGGCCACCGCACCTGAGCGACGTTGCGAGATGTGCGGCACGCTGTTCCACCCCTTTCCTCGGAGTCAGGGCCGCTTCTGTACGCGGAAATGCTCGGCTCAGCGACGGTATCGGACGAAGGAACAAGCGTTTCTGGTTTCGATGCCGCGAGGTGTGGCGCCTGACGTTTGTCACGTCTGGCTGGGTTACTGCGATAAGGATGGCTACGGCGTCTTCCGCGCTGAGCGAAACCCGGTCCCCTACAAAGCTCACGTCTACGCTTGGGAGCGCACCATGGGTCAGTCGCGACCGGCCAACATGCTGGTCTGCCATACCTGTGACAACCCACCGTGTGTCAACGTCAACCATCTTTTCCTCGGAACTGATGGCGACAATGTTCGAGACATGACCCGCAAAGGACGCGGGCGCAATCAGCACAGTCACCCCCAGCGCACCTCAACTGGGTGAGTTGGACGCGCGGGCTGCGCTTCGGCACACAGGCCGTACCGGCAACTGTCTACGGCATGGTCATTGATCTTCTGACCTCTGACCACATCTGCCACATCCTCGGGATCGAGCTGATCCATCACCTGGGCCGGAAACTCCCTGATGAGATTCGGGCAGCGCTCACGCATCAACTGCAACCGTGGCGGTCCGTCGTTGTGCGCGAGCGCTCGCCGTACCACGGCCCAGCCCTGCTTGCGGTTATTCATGCCCGGGTAGATCGGCGCCAGACCCGCCGCGGCGTAGACCCAGGCAATCGCAGGCCTCTGCTGCTCCGTCCGCGCGTTGAACATCGCAGGATCAAGGACGAACATATTGATTCGCTCCCCCTCAGAGCGCTGACGAATCAACTCGGCTTGCTGCTCGTCCCGCAACCCGGCTGCGTAAATTTCGCGATAACAGTAAATCCGACGATCCTCGGGACAGCGCGCGAACCACAGTGCGCAGAACGGCGCCGCAAACCCATAGTCCACACTGCACCACCGCGGCCAGTCGCCCGGCGGATCAAACGCGTCGATCACGTGTACCTCGGGCGAATACTCCGTGAAGTACATGCCCTCCGCCGCGCACCACTCCCCCAGCCGTAACCTTCGATACAGGTACCCCTCGAGCGAGTCCAGCGTGCGGATGTAGTTCGCCCCGAAACTCGTCCACTCGCCACCCGCCCGATCCCACAAGGTCGGGTTATCCTCATGCCGCGACTCCAGCAGCTTCACCTCACCTCGATCACACCGCGTCTTCAGCCAGTGACTCGGGTACGTCGGGTTGCAGTCCGCCAAAATCTGCTGGTAGCTCGCTACCCCGTTCCGCAACCCCCGCAGCAGCATCCCCCAGTCCTCTTCCTCGAGCTCCGTCGCCTCCTGCACATACACCAGATCAAACTCCGTCGACCCGATCTTCTCGGCATCATCGAGCCCACCCACGATCACCCGCGCCCCGTTCGGATACCGATACTCCTGATCCCCCGTGTGAAACGGCACCAGCTTCCTGTTGGCTGCCGTCAGCACCTTCTCCTCAAACGTCTCCATCGCACTTTGCGTCAACGACTTCCGCGTCTTCCGCACCATCGCGCACCGCACCGGCTTCTGCATGCACGCCAGGTTCACCTTCTCCAGACACGCCCGCGACTTCCCCGTCCCAGCAGGACCAGCAACAAGAACTTCTCGTCCTCTAAATGAAAAAAGCTCCCGCGCCGCTCCCCACGGCTCATATACCCCGTCCCCAGCTTCAGCCCGATCTACCCGCTCAATCCTCAGCTTCGCCGGGCTCATCTCAGTCGCAAGTATGCTCCTCCTTCTGTCAAACGTGAAACACCATTTCTTCTTTGACTTCTTGCGTTTGCCGGCATACCCCCTTGCAAAAACGATCGTTGGTTGCCAGCATCGGCTGCGGAGTCTCGCGCGCGGTGTCTCCCCGATTGTGTCGGCGCTGTCAGTCTTACTTCTTCGGTCCTACCTGCCCTCGCTGCGAGTACAACCAGAACCGCCCCAACGTCAGACGCATCCGTAAGTTCGCCCCCTTCCACCCCGGACATCCTCGCCTCACAGATTCCGAAGTCCGCATCGTCCAGCCCCCCCCCACCAACCCACCAACCCCTGCCAATAACCTCCTAAACCTTCAAATCCTCTCACCACTAGATTTTGGAATCTGAGGTTTAGGATTCCGGGCCCGCGAGCCAGCGGGGGCACGTCCCACTGCCACCCCCTCCCACTCGAGGTCTCCTGGTCCGCGGCGCTCTCAAGCTGGTGCTGACTAGCTAGTGGCTAACTAGATGCTCAGCCCACCTTGAGACGAGATGGCCATCACTACCTTCTATAGGTGGTGAGTGCTAGTTCTGAGTGCTAAACGACCGATTCAGGGTCGACCCCG